GATGAAAGTGCTACTATTACTGCAAACTTAACAGTAAACGGAAACACTACTCTTGGTAATGCTGCCTCAGATACAGTTACTCTTACTGCTGACGTTGCATCTGCTATTACTCCTTCTGCTGATGACACACATGATCTTGGTGCTGTAGGCTCTGAGTGGCGTAACTTATATGTTGATGGACAAGCTTTAATAGATGATCTTGTAGCTGACACTGCTGACATTAACGGTGGTAACATTGATGCTACCGTTATTGGTGCATCTACTGCTGCTGCAGGTACATTTACTGATCTTACCTCTACTGGCACAATGACTATAGCCAGTGTTGATATTAATGGTGGAGCTATTGACGGTGTAACCATAGGTGCTAACAGTGCAGGTGCAGGTACATTTACAACAGTTACAGCTTCAGGTGCAGTGGTAATTAATGGTGGTCTTACTATGGACACCGATAAATTTACTGTCGCAGATACTAGTGGTAACACTTCTATCGGTGGAACACTTACTGTAAGCGGTGCTACTACATTAGCTGCTACATCTTTTGGTGATGCAAATATTACTAATGTAGGTGATATTGCATTAGACAGTATTAGTGCAGATGGTTCTACTATTACCATTACAGGTAATACTACTTTTGCTGATGGTTCTTATAACTTTGATATAGCTTCACATGACGGTACAAACGGTCTTGCACTTGGCGGTACTGTAGTAACAGCATCTGCTGCTGAACTTAATATCATGGATGGAGTAACAGCTACGACAGCAGAGTTAAACATCATGGACGGTGTAACGTCTACTACTGCTGAATTAAACATACTTGATGGTGTTACATCTACAGCCGCAGAGTTAAATATTCTTGACGGTGTAACCGCAACTGCTACTGAAATAAATATTCTAGATGGAGATACTTCAGCTACTTCAACAACTGTAGCAGATGCAGATCGTGTTGTACTAAATGATAATGGTACAATGGTACAAGTTGCTGTTACAGACCTTGCTGCATACTTTGACGATGAAATTACAGCAATGCCAAATCTTGTAACTACAGCAGCAACAACTGTAGGTGCTCTTAACTCTGGTTCTATTACATCTGGCTTTGGTACTATTGACACTGGTTCTAGCACAATTACTACTACAGGAAATATTACTGGTGGTAATCTTATAATATCTGATGGCGGTAATATAGGTTCTTCTAGTGACACAGATGCAATATCAATTGCTTCTAGTGGTAACGTCACAATGACTCAAGACTTGACTGTTACAGGAAACTTGACAGTTAATGGTTCTACCTCAACTATTAGTTCAACTAACACAACAATTGAAGATGCTCTTATAGAGTTAGGTACAGGAACAACAGGCACTCCATCTAATGATGCAGGTATTGTTATTGAACGTGGTTCAGCAGACAATGCCTTTATTGGCTATGATGAATCTGCAGATAAGTTTATTGTAGGTACAGGATCATTTACAGGTGCATCTACAGGTAATCTTACAATTACAACAGGAACTCTTGTTGCTAATGTAGAAGGTAACGTAACTGGTAACGTATCAGGATCATCGGGTTCTACTACAGGTAATGCTGCAACTGCCACTGCATTAGAAACTGCTCGTACTATCGGTGGTGTATCTTTTGACGGTACTGCAAACATAAACTTACCAGGTGTTAATGCTTCAGGTACTCAGGACACATCAGGCAATGCAGCTACAGCAACTGCACTAGAGACTGCTAGAACAATTGCAGGTCAATCTTTTGATGGTACTGGAAACATTACTATTGCACCTACAGACTTAACAGGTGTAACTTCTACTGCAACAGAACTAAATGTTATGGATGGTGACACCTCTGCCACCTCTACAACACTTGCTGATGCTGACAGAGTTGTTGTCAACGATGCAGGAACTATGAAGCAAGTAGCTCTTACTGACTTTGAGACTTACTTTGAGGGAGCTTTAGACACACTCAGTAATGTAACAACAGTTGGTGCTCTTAACAGTGGTAGCATAACAAGTGGCTTTGGAGCTATAGATAATGGCTCAAGTAACATTACTACATCAGGTACTATACAGTTTGGTAGCTTATCAGATGGCACAGTGACAGTTACAGACATTGCAGATGAAGATAACTTTAGTAGTAATAGTGCAACTAAACTTGCAACACAGCAGTCTATTAAAGCTTACGTAGATACTACAGCAGGTCAAGCTAATAACGTTACAGGACTTACAGCTACAGGTACAGAGCTAAACACTGTTGCAGATGCATCAGGTGTAAGCATAGACACATCAACAGCAGTAGCAGCTAATGATGCATTGTTGTTGTATGATAACTCAGGTTCATCTATAGGATACTTTGATGTAGATTTACTTGACACATATTTCTCAGCTACAACTAAAACACTAACAAACAAAACTCTTACAAGTCCTACAGTCAGTGGTTTGTACCTAAGTGATGCAGGTCTTACTATAGAGGGTTCTAGTGCTAATGCTAATGAAACTGTTTTAAATGTTACTGATCCTACTGCAGATAGAACAATTACTTTACCTGATGCTACAGGTACAGTAGTTACTACTGGTAACTTATCAGCTATTACAAGCACAGGAACTCTTACAAGTCTTACTGTTGATGACATTACAATCAATGGCTCAACTATATCTGATGGTGGAGAAATTACTGTAAGTGCTCAATCTGTATTTATTGATAGTGCTACTGCTATTATTCTTGATGCTGATAGTGGTTATATTGATTTCGTTGACGGTGGAACAACTTATGGTCGAATAGAAAATTCTAGCAGTGATTTTAAATTTGAAGCAAGAGTACAAGATAAAGATATACTTTTTGTCGGCAATGACGGTGGCAGTGGTATAACTGCTTTACAGCTAGATATGTCAGAGGCAGGGGCAGCTACGTTTAATGCAGGGGCTAACTTTAGTGGTAACGTTGGCATTGGATCATCTACAGCCAATCACTTTTCAACAACGGGTACAGCTAATGTTTTAGGCGTTAAAAGCACTAGCGGAGGTTTAATCTCAATTGCTGCTACTGGAACTAACTTTTCTGGAATTGATTTAGGCACTGATACTATCCGTAGAGGTGGTATGTATTCGCTTAACGGTTCTCATTTAGCTTTTTATACAAACGCTTCAAATTCTGGCGGTACTTTAGCAGAACGCATGCGTATAGATAGCAGTGGTAATGTCGGGATAGGAACATCAAGTCCAACCAGAGATTTAACTATTAAAGGCTTCACTGGTTTTGAAGCAAGTAATAGCACAAACGCATGGGCTGTATACACTTACACTGATAATACCTTTCGTTTAAACTATAATGGTGCTGGCAATGATGAGGTAGTAATAGACGCATCAGGCAATTTTATGGTGGCAACCACTAACACTGCCCCTGCAGTAAGTAATAGTGTGACAGGTATAGCATTAGGTGTATCAGGATACGTTGCAGCATCTCGCTCAGGTGATGCATCAGGCTTTTTTAATCGTCTTTCATCGGATGGTGCTATTGTGAACTTTAACAAAGACGGCACTACGATAGGGAGCATTGGAACCGCATCAACTACTATTGGTATCCACGGCAAAGGTAGTGGAGATGATGCTTGCGGTCTTTTGTTTGTAGAAAGTAGCTCTTTACCAAGAATTGTACCATGCGAAGAAAACTTTACGTTAAACAATGGTATTATTGACTTAGGTCATACTAACAACCGCTTTAAAGACGCTTATTTCTCAGGCACAGTAAACGCAGGTGGTGTTACTATAGATGGTAAGCTTGATATTGAAGAAGTGCATGAAAAGGTAAATATAGCTACTGCAACAAGTGGCACTATTACATTTGTAACTAACGAATATGCTGTTTTGTATTACACAGCAAACCAAACGGCAAACCGTACAATAAACTTTAGCAACGTAAATTCTAGTCTATCAATTGGTCAATCTCTAACGTGTGCTGTTTTATTGGCTCAAGGCTCAACAGCGTACTATTTAAACAGTTTTCAAGTAGACGGTAGTTCCGTTACACCAAAGTGGCAAGGTGGTTCTGCGCCATCATCAGGTAATGCAAGTGGTATAGACAGCTATTCATTTACAATTATCAAGACTGCCAATGCTACGTTTACTGTTCTAGCGTCACAAACTCAGTTTGCATAAGGAAAAATGAATGCCAATATTAGCAACGATAGGTGGGGGAAGTAGTCGTGGTTTTGGGCGTGGCGTTGGTGCTGGTGGGCCAGTTTTAGCAGACGATACAAATTTAAATCTTAAAATAGCACATACTGGAAATAACAGCAGTGGCACTATTAGTATTGTAAGTGGTTATGCAGCTACCTTACGCATTTGGATGGTTGGCGATGGTACGCCAGGTGGCCTTCAATGTTGTGGCAATTGTGGTAAAAGTGCTTCTGGAGAATATGCCCAATTTGATATAGTAATGGGTGGTGATGAAACTAGTATCAGTTATTCGTTTAGTAATGGGTCAAACCAAGGGGCAAGTGGAACTCTTTCGTTAACAGTTAATGGTGGAACACGTGCTGGTACAGTTGTAAGGGCTGGTTCAGGTGGCCCACACGGTAATTATGGCAATGCTTGCCCACCTAGTACACAAAGTAGCAATATTACTGGTAGTGCAACACGTAATGCATATGGGGCATATGCGATATCATCAGGTAATTATTATGGTGATGGGTATTATTACACTGGCTGCGCAGGTTATGGTAATAATAATAATGGTTTAGTGATCAGTGGTCAGCAATATGGCAATAATGTTGGTGGTTGTGGTGCAGCAAATCGTGGTGCAATTGGTTTTCAATATTTAAATGATTATTAATGTTTAAAAAAAAACCTCATATTACATTTAAAGCAACTATTCCAGGGTTAGATAGAGCATGGCCGATTGTGCCAATGAGTGAAATTAAAGTTCCGCAAAACAAAAACAGTAATATGAATGTTTGCCCAGGGATATTAGATTACAATAAATCAGGTTATGTTATTCGTGCTTGGAGTGAAATACACATTGAAAAAGATCAAGAAGGAATATTTCGCGCAAATATAAATGATCGTGAGCATGATATTACAAAAGGCGTATGTGCGCCTATGGATAAAACACTTATACCTTGGCACTACAATGACGTAACCGAAGCAAACGCTATAAAAATAGAGTTACCTTGGTTAATAGAAACGCCACCTGGCTATAGTTGTATGCAATTAAGCCCATTTTATCATTTTTTAGATATGGAACGTCACATCATAAATTACCCTGGCATAGTTGATACAGATGGGTTGCATAGATTAAGTTGGATTTTCGGTATCAAAGGCAATGATCCTTTTATTATAGAACGTGGAACACCGCTAATGCAGTTAGTGCCATTTAAAAGACAAAGCTTCACAAGCAAACTTTCGATAGCCGAAGTAAGCGATTGGATGTACCAAAAAATGAAAATGAGCCATATTTCGCCAAAATGGTATTTAAGAAAACTTCATAACAAAAAGAGCTACAAATGAGTTGTCAATCATGTGAGCAAGAAAATCTTAAAAATAAAAACGAACACAATAAGGCTTATGGCAAAAAAGGTGATTACAACAGAAAAGGAATTTTTGCAGCAGATACTTTAACAAAAACAAGAAAACAATTTTGTAATCAATGCAAAAACAATAAATATGGAATATGTATTAAATGTGGGTGTGTGCTAAAAGTAAAAGTGCGTTTATGGTCAAGTGAATGTCCAGAAGGTTATTGGAGTAAAAGTTATGTATGCTAAAGTTAAAGATAATGAGGTAATGGTATATCCATATACAATGGAAACACTACAAAACGAAAATCCCCATACAAAATTTGATGTAAAAAAAACAATAGTGGAACTTTACGATGGTACTGAAGATCAAATTGCGACAGGGTGCACTATAGTAGAGGTTACACATGATAATGAAAAATATTGTCCACCAAATAAAGAAATGATTGCTGACGAGCTACCACATATAAACGAAAATGGTAATTGTGTTATTGGATATACCCAAGTTTTAAAAGAAAGCGATGCATTTGCTGAAGCAGAACAAGCAGTTATTAAACAATTAACTGACAAAATTGCTAATTCAAAAATAGAATATGCACATACAATAGCTGCTGACAGCACACTAAGCTCTGAATTACAAGCGCAATGGGTGGAATATTTCAATGCTTTAGATAACATTTCATCATTAGAAGGCTACCCATATGAATTTACATTTCCTACTAGGCCACCAGAAGAATAAAAATCCAACATTTGAATTTTAGAGTTTAATTTGTTATAAATGAAAAAATAATCCGATTGGAAAACCATGAGCAAAGCAAGAGACATAGCGGCAGGTATATCAGGTGGATTTGCACAGAAAGTTTTGGCGGTAGATAAAACTCTTGATGCAGAAACTAGATTTCGTTTAGGCGATGGATCTGCTATAAATAGCGATATAACCATTACAGTGCCAGCTAGCACACAACTAGAAGTCAGCATTTTCGATGCACTTAAATCTTTATGAGGTGAGACATGCCACTAAAATTAAATAGTACAAATGGGTCAATTACGATAAGTGCAGAGGATGGAAGTGGAAACGCTAATGTTTCTGTTCCAAGAGGAGGTATTGGATCAGTTTCTTCATTAAGCGATTTAAGTATTACAGCAACAGCGACTGAATTAAATTATGTAGATGGCGTCACAAGTGCAATACAAACGCAAATAGATACAAAAGCGCCATTAGCAAGCCCTGCACTAACAGGAACTCCTACAGCGCCAACTGCTACGGCAGGTGATAGCTCTACAAAAATAGCTACAACTGCATTTGTCGGCACAGAGGTGTCGAACTTAGTAGACAGTGCGCCATCAACCTTAAATACTTTGAACGAACTTGCAGCCGCACTTGGGGATGACGCAAACTTTTCTACAACTGTAACAAACAGCATTGCAGCAAAATTGCCATTGGCAGGTGGCACGATGACAGGCGCTCTTGCTGTCAACAACATTTCAATTAGTGGTAACACTATTTCAACAACTGATACTGATGGTAATTTAATTATAACGCCAAACGGAACAGGCAATGTAAATATAAATTCAGACACTTTAGCGATTTCTGGCACTGAAAGCGAAAGTGCAGCACTAGTGCTAAACGCAGATGAAGCTGATGACAATGCGGATACTTGGCGTATCGCAAGTAATACGGGAAATACATTAAGTATAGAAAATCAAATTTCGGGTTCTTCTATAAATCATGTAACGATAACTCCTGACGCTACAGTAGCGAACTCTACATTGGCTGCGGCAGGTAAGATTACAGATCGTGACGGAGACGTAAGAGCTATACCACAATCTGGCTCTGACAAAACCTCAAGCTACACATTAACTACTGGTGATATAGGAAACTTTGTAGGCATTGGGTCAGGTGGGTCAATAACTGTTCCAAACAGTACATTCTCCGCAGGTGACGCAATTTCTATATTTAACAATACATCAGGTGACCGCACAATAACGTGTTCAATTACTACTGCATATATCGGTGGTGAAGATGCAGATAAGGCTAGTGTTACGTTAGCAACTAGAGGTGTTTGTACAATATTGTTCATTAGTGGTACTGTTTGTGTGATAACAGGGAATGTAAGCTAATGTCAGGAATAATGCTATCCGTTTTGGGGAGTACCTTTGGTGGCGGTGGTGATCTTTCTAGTCTTTCTTTAATTAGTGGAACACATAATCCAAATAATAGTACTGCTCAAGTGACTGCTCCATCATCTAATATAAACGCAGGTGATCTTTTAATTATTCAAGAATATGGCCCAGACGTAAGTAGCAATATTAATGGGAATATACCCTCTGGGTTTACTAAGATCGTAGATTCCGAACATGCAGCCGTGGATCATCGTGTTCATTATAAGATCGCAGCAGGGAATGAAGCTAGTACAACCTATTATGGTCAAACAGGCTCAAATGAAGATATGTCATTATTTGTATTTAGAGGCGATAAAGCAATTACCTCAGTAACGGTTGATCAGACAAATTCAACAGATAATACTAATTATCCTAGTACGACTTTGTTTTCATTAAATACAACCACTTCCACATTGGTTTTCTTTGGATGTGGGTCTAGAAGCTCAGATAATTGTTATTTTTCTTCTCAAACCCCAAGTGGGATATGGACAAATTATAATCATCTCAATACAGGCAATTCTAATGAAGTAGAGGCATTTTCTTGGTATTTTAATGCAAATGGAGTTTCGGGATCTCACTCTATGCAAATGACTAGTTCCAGTGCCTCACGCCAAACAATTTTAGCAGCCGCTTTAACATTAGGAACATGATAAAGATTTTTGTAGGGTAAAGTAATGTTTGGATTTTCACCTCTAGCGGTAGCGCCAGTAGCAGATGATACAGGTATCGTTAGCTTTACTTTTCAAATTACGAATTTTACAGCAACAAGTGTAATTTCTCAAGTAAATATTACCCAAACACATAATTTAACAGCAAATAATATAACATCCGATGTGGTTTTCGGTTCTCTTGCAATGCAAGAAGAAGAAAACTTTTCTATTCCAAATATAGAATTAAACACATCAGTTGGTATTCCGCATATCCAATTTGTATATAGTTTTGTTGCTGATGGGATTACTGCCACAACGTCTGTTGGATCACCAAATGTTCAAGAATTGTTCCCAATCAACAGCATTACAACTACTGTTACAATTGATACCCCTAGCATTACAGAGGGTCACAATTTCGTAGCAAATAATATAGAGGCTACAACGGCAATAGATGCTCCTACATTAAGCCAGGAACATAATTTAACAGCAACAAATATATCTTGTGTGCCAACTTCTAATGTAAGATTTACATGGGATAAAATAGCAATTACAGCCAAGACATGGACAGAAGTTTCTGATATAAGTGAAGTATGGACGGATGTTTCAAGTGTCAGTGATGCTTGGTCACAGGCGGCATAAAGGAGAAAGCAATGCCTCTAACGATAACAAAAGCACAAGTCGGATCAAATGAAGATACTTGGGGTGATGTAACAAACGCAGCATTAGATGCCATTGTCACAGAAGTAAACAACAACGCAGACGGTACAAACGCAACAACACCAAATATGACTTCATTTCAGGTGGGTGGCGTTGCAGTTACTTCTACAGCAGCAGAATTGAATAAATTAGATGGCGCAACAGTTACTACGGCAGAAATTAACACGTTAGATGGTGATACAAGTGCTACATCAACAACGGTAGTAGATGCAGACCGTGTTGTATTCAATGACGATGGCACAATGAAACAAGTGGCAATGTCTGACATAAAAACATACATCAATGCTTCTGCTGGTTCTGGATCGGTTACAAGCGTTGGTTTAAGTGTGCCAACTGGATTAAGTGTAAGTGGTTCGCCTGTTACGACTACAGGTACGTTAGCTATTTCATTAGCAAGTGGTTACGTCATACCACAATCATCACAAATTCCGTCAACGACTGATATTAATAATTTTAATACTGCATTTAGTTGGGGTAACCACGCAAGCGCAGGTTACTTAACTTCAGCACCTGCTCCAACAGCAGCGCAAGTTGGATCTGCTACGTCAGGGTTGTCACATGGTGCGGTTGGTTCATACGCATGGCTTGGTCTTAATGGAACTGGAACTATTGTTGCTGGAAGTAATTACAATACAAACACAACTGATCTCCGTTACGCTGGTTTCTTGGGTACAAGTGTTTACGTTGATGACACAGCTAATGTTATTGATAACAACGACAGCGCAACAGACGTTTCTGGAACTTGGAAAGCTATGGGTAACGCTAGAAGAACCTCTGGTGGTAGTAGTGTCGTAAATAACAGATACCCATCAACATTATTTTTAAGGATAGCATAATGGGCATAGAAATTACAGAATATAGAAATGCGGTGTCTTTCGCAGCAGATAATAGTCGTATTGATGTTGAGATAAACCATCCAGATCATGGTTGGATACCTTATTCTTTAAACAGTTTCGACACTGACATGACCATAAATAATGATGATTTACTGGCATTGATCGGATCAGACTTCACACCATACACTGCGCCTACCCAAGAAGAATTAGATGCTAAAACAGCAATGAACGAGAGAGCGTGGCGAGATCAATTATTGCGATCAGAAGTTGACCCTGTTGTTTCTAATGCATTGCGTTGGGCAGATTTAACGACAGAAAAGCAGAATGAGTGGGCGCAATACCGCACAGATTTATTAAATGTTCCACAGCAATCAGGTTTCCCAAACAGTATTTCATGGCCTACAAAACCAGAGTAAAATAATGACAATCATACCACTAAAAATTCCAGCAGGTTTTTATCAAACAGGAACAGATTTAGACGCTTCTGGACGGTGGCGTGATGGGTCATTAGTGCGTTGGCGTGACGGATCACTTAGACCAATAGGTGGTTGGAGAGTTAATGAAAATATTGCAAGTATTACAACAAATGCTCCTAGAGGTATGCATACGTGGGAAAGCAACGCTGGGGCGCGATATGTAGCAGCAGGTTCTTACAACGAATTAAAAGCTGCGTTATCAGGTGGAACTGTATATGATATAGCTCCCACAGATTTGGTAGCTGGCACAGAAAGTGCTGCTGTAAACACAGGATATGGCTATGGGTTTTATGGCGCTGGAACATACGGAACACCACGTCCTGACACTGGAAACTTAGTAGAGGCTACTACATGGTCAATAGATAATTGGGGTGAGTATTTAGTCGCTTGCTCAACAACAGATGGTAGGCTTTTAGAATGGCAGCTAGGTACAAGCGCAAAGGCTGCTGCAATAGCAAACGCTCCAACTAATAATTTAGGCTTAATAGTAACTGAAGAACGGTTTATTTTTGCGTTAGGTGCAAGCAACAATCCACGCAAAGTGCAATGGTGTGATAGAGAAAATAACACACAATGGGCAGCATTAGCTAACAACGAAGCTGGTGATATAGAGTTGCAGACGTCAGGACAAATACAAACAGCAGTAAGAACAAGAGGCCAAACATTAATTATTACAGATATAGACGCACATACCGCACGTTATATAGGGCCGCCCTATGTTTTCGGGTTTGAAAGGGTTGGTTCATCTTCTGGTATAATTTCACGTATGGCAGCAGCAGATGTTGACATGGGTGTTTTTTGGATGGGTAACGGTGCATTTTTTAGATTTGATGGAAATGTAGTATCAGAAGTCCCATGTGATGTGCATGATTACGTTTTTGGAGATATGAACACAGCACAAAAAAGCAAAACATGGGCTTTTACTAATGGACAATTTGGTGAAATTTGGTGGTTTTATTGTTCTGGTAGTTCTAATGAAATAGACCGATATGTGGCATTAGATTATAAAGAAAATCATTGGTTAATCGGTAATTTGTCAAGAACTGCTGGAACTTCTAGGGGCGTATTTACTTACCCAATGTTAATGGGTCAAGATGGCGCGATGTACGATCACGAAGTTGGATTGTCTTATTTTGATAAACAAACAATTACTGTCACGGTAGCAAATGTTGATGGTGGTAATAAATTTATTCTAGATGCAAGTAATTATCCAGCATTAACTCTTAAAAAAGGGTACACATATATTTTTGATCAGAGCGATAGTAGTAATACAAACCACCCTATAGCATTTAGAAATACTGACGATACTTCATTTACATCGGGAGTTACCTCTACAGGTACACCTGGTAGCAGTGGGGCAAAGACTACTTTTGTCGTGCCAGATAGTGCGCCATCATCTTTAAAATACTATTGCACTGTACACGGCAACGGCATGGGCAACACAATTAGTGTTGTTGCAGCAGATAGTATCTTTGCAGAAACTGGCCCAGTTAGCATCGGTAACGGTGAAAAAATTATGCAGGTAACTAATGTTATTCCTGACGAAAAAACACAAGGCGATGTAAATCTTAGCTTTAAAAGTCGATTTTATCCTAACGCTACAGAAAGCACACATGGGCCATTTACACCAAGCAATCCAACGTCTGTAAGGTTTTCTGGTAGACAAATTCGTATGCGTGTAGATGGTGATACTCCATATGCAGCATGGCGTGTTGGAACTATGAGAATAGATGCAAAAGCAGGGGGTAGTAGATAATGGCAGCGCCAGTATTACCACCAATTGGAGATAATATTGTTGCTTGGGGTAATAATCTTACAGCGTACTTGCGTAGGCAATTACCACGTTTATATTTTAAGACAGCAGAAGATAATCCATCGGAAGATGGTATAATTTTATGGGATACTACAAATAAATACGCAGTGGTTTCGCATGATGGCGCATTTAGACAATTAGCTACAAAACAAGCAGCACCGTCATCTAGTGTAGGTGCAAGTGGCGATGTGTCAGGTATGATTTCATGGGATACAAACTATATTTATATTTGTACAGGATCACACGATGGTTCAACAGCAATTTGGAAAAGGGTAGCATTAGCTAGTTATTAATGAAACATTGGAGATTAAGCCCAGATTTGCAAAGATGTAAGCCTTGGATAGAGGCGGCATTAGAGTATTGTAACGGTACACATGAATGGGAAGATATTGTTGTAGGTATAGCAAAAGGCACTATGCAATTATGGGCAGCACCAAGGGGGTGCATAGTTACAGAAATTGTGGTATATCCTAGAAAGAAAGTAATTAATATATTTTTAGCTGGTGGAGAACTAGATCAAATCATGGACATGGATCACGATATAGGCGTCTGGGCAAAATCTCATGGTTGCACTGGTGGTATTATGACAGGTAGATTAGGATGGAAAAAACCATTAACGCAAAACGGTTGGACATTACAGCACGTTCATTTTCATAAGGACATAAAAGATGGCTAAAGGTGGTAGAGAAACACAAGAAGTAATTTTGCCAGAGTTTTTTGAAACTCCAGTGCAACAGCAATTAGGCATGGCGGCTGATTTAGTGCCTTTGCAAAGCACATATATACCAGATACAGGTATCCAAGTTGCAGCATTATCACCACAAGAACAATTATCAAATCAATATACAGATATGGCAGCGCAGTCTTTTGGTATGCCTACTGTAGATACAAGTAGTTATTTGCCACCAGTGCAAAACATGGGTGGAATACAAGGATATTCGTCTGCACCTATGACGGAGCAAATGATTGGAGATATACCACAACCTATTAGAGATTATGCTGAAAGTTTTGGCATAGCACCTGATGGAACAATTGGCGATAGAGCGCCACAAAATCAACCTGTAGCCTTAGAAATGCAAGGCGGTAGTCGCGGTAAATAGGAGAGTAATATGGCTGGCGGTGCAAATCCACAAATGACAGCAAACCCTTTTGCACAAGCATCAGGGGCGCAACAAGCAGCATTAGCAGGTACAGGGGCTGGTATGGGTTACATGCCATCACAAGTGCAAGCAACGTCTTATCAAGCAGCTAATCCAGCCGCAATGATTGGGCAATTCCAAAATCCATATGAAAGCCAAGTTGTGCAACAAAGTTTAGCCGATATAGGTGAAGCGCAAGATGTGGCGCTTAATCAATTAGGAGCGCAAGCACAGGCCGCAAACGCATTTGGTGGTAGTCGGCAGGGTGTAGCAGAAGCCCAAACTAGATTAGGGTATGGTAAACAAGCAGCTAATATGGTTGGTAATTTACGACAGCAAGGATTTAATACAGCGTTAGGCGCAGCGCAAAATTTAGCAAATGCGCAAAATCAGGCAGCACAGTTTGGCGCACAAGCTGGCATGACTGCACAACAACTCAATCAAAGCGCAGGGTTGCAAGGCAATCAACAGCGTCTAGGCGCTGCACAGCAGCTTGGTAACTTAGGTAGGCAGTCTTTTGGGTATGGTCAGTCGATACAGGATAGAATGGCTGCACAAGGGGCGCAACAGCGCGGCAT